CACGATTCCTGGTCCGACATCGCCGGCTGATGGCCAGGCCCAGCTACACCGCCATCGCCCGGCGCTATGCCGAGGCGGTGGTGGCGGGCGACATCCCGGCCGGCCGCTGGGTCCGGTTGGCCTGCCGCCGGCAGATTGACGACCTCGTCCGATTCAAGGGCAAGCGCAGCCCGTTCCGCTTCAACCCGGCGCTGACGGATCGCGCGGGCAGGCCGTTCACGCCCGCCGACAACGTCTGCGCCTTCATCGAGCGACTGCCCCACGTCAAGGGGCCGCTGGCCGGCCAGCCGATCCGGCTGGAGCCGTGGCAGGTGTTCATCCTCACCACGGTGTTCGGCTGGGTGAAGCCGGACGGCAAACGCCGCTTCCGCCGGGTGATGATCGAAGTGCCGAGGGGCAACGGCAAGTCCGCGATTTCGTCGGCTGTCGGTCTCTACATGCTGACCGCCGACGGCGAGGGCGGCGCCGAGATCTATTCGCTGGCCACCACCCGCGACCAGGCGCGCATCGTGTTCGGCGATGCCCAGGCGATGGCCCGGGCATCGAAAGGCTTCCGCTCGCGCTTCGGCGTCTCTGTCGGCGCCCACAACATCCATGTGCAGACCACCGGCTCGAAGTTCGAGGCGCTGTCGGCCGAGGGATCGACGCTCGACGGACTCAACATCCATTTCGGCTGCATCGACGAACTGCACGCCCACAAGACCCGCACCGTCTACGACGTGGTCGAGACCGCCACCGGCAAGCGCGACAACTCGCTGCTGTGGGTGATCACGACGGCCGGCAGCAACCGCGCCGGCATCTGCTACGAGGTGCGCGGCTTCGTCACCCGACTGCTCGACGGCATCTTCACCGACGATAGCCAGTTCGGGATCATCTACGGCATCGACGAGGGGGACGATTGGGGCGACGAGTCCTCGTTGATCAAGGCCAATCCCAACTGGGCCGTCTCGGTCCGCCCCGATGTGTTGCTGCCTTTGCAGGCCAAAGCCATGCAGTTGCCGAGCGCGGTCAACAACTTCAAGACCAAGCACCTCAATGAGTGGGTCAACGCGGATACCGCCTGGATGGACATGCGGGCCTGGGAGCGTGGCACCGAGCCCGCCCTCGACATCGAGATCTTCGCCGGGCGGTCTTGCTGGATCGGCCTCGACCTCGCCAGCAAGACCGACATCGCGGCGCTGGTGGTGCTGTTCGCCCATGCCGAGATCGACGGCGGTTTCGCTGTGTTCGGGCGCTACTTCCTGCCCGAGGAAACGGCGCTGGCATCGGGCAACAGCCAGTACGAGGGCTGGATGCGCTCCGGCCGCCTGACCGCGACGCCGGGCAACGTCATCGACTTCGGCTGGGTCGAGGCCGAGTTGCTGGGGCTGGCGTCCCGCTTCGCCGTCGAGGCGGTGGCCTTCGATCCGTTCCAGGCGACCCAGCTTTCGACCCGCATGCTGGCGGAGGGCCTGCCGATGATCGAGGTCCGCCCGACGGTGCTGAACTTCTCGGAGCCGATGAAGATTCTTGAGGCCCTGGTGCTGCAGGGCAAGCTCCGCCACGACGGCGATCCGGTGCTGGCGTGGATGGCCAGCAACGTCGTCGCCCACATCGACGCCAAGGACAACATCTACCCGCGCAAGGAACGCCCCGAACAGAAGATCGACGGCATCGTCGCCCTGATCATGGCGCTCGCCCGCGCGCTGCTGCCGCAAGCATCCACCGTCTCGGTCTACGACCAGGGCGTCGGCATCTGATTTCCCCGCCCGACCGGATGTCCGGCCGGGCATTTCCTGTCCAGCCTGGAGACCACCATGAACGTCACGATCACCGTCGCCACCGCCCCCGTCGCCCTGCCGGCCGGAATCACCGCCGGACCGCTGAATCTCGCGATCACCGATCCCGCCGGCAATGCCATCACCAATGCCGGCGGCACCGCCATCGTCGCGCAGACGGTGACGGACAATTCGGCCGTGTTCGCCGATGTGCCGCCCGGCGATTATGTCGCCTCGGCCGTCCGTCTCGATGCCAATGGCAATTCCATCGGCCACCCCATCACCCAGGCGTTCTCGGTGCCGGTGCCGACCGCGACCTACGACGCGCCGCAGTCGATCACCGTCACCCTGGCATGAGGCGTGCCCTGCGTCGGCTCCGGCACTGGCTGATCCGGCGCTATGTCGTCGAAATCCCGGTCTCCATCGAGGTAACGGTGCGATGAAACGTCTCGACATCCTTGCCTTCATGGTCGGGGTCGTCGGCTTCGCACTGATGGTGGCCGGGATCGGCGTCATCTACTGGCCGGCCGCCCTGATCGTCGGGGGAGCTGGCCTGCTGGTGTGGTCGTTCCTGGCGGCCCGCGCCGTAGCCCTGGCCGCCACGAAGAGGGAATAATGTTCTTCTCTGGTCTGGTGTATGCGGGCGACGGCGCCACCGGCCGGAGTGACGGCGGCTGGATGGGGGCATCGCTGTTCGGCTGGGGTGGGCGCTCGGATTCGGGCGCCTTCGTCACGCCGCAGACGGCCCTGGCGCTCACCGCCGTCCAGCGTGCCGTCACCATCCTGGCCGAGTCGATCGCCCAGTTGCCGGTGGAGATCTACCGCGACGCCCCCGACCAGGGGCGGGTCCGGGTGCTCGATCATCCGGTGCTGCCGCTGCTCCGCGTCGCCCCCAACGGGTTCCAGACCCCGTTTCAGTTCACCGAGTTCAAGCAGATCTCGCTGGGACTCCGGGGCAACGCCTTCGCCCTCAAATTCACCCGGCCCGACGGCACGGTCAAAAGTCTCTACCCGCTGTCGGCCGACCGCGTCCAGGTGATGGTCAGCCCCATCGATCGCATGCCCTATTACCGGGTGCTGAAGGCGCCGGACGGTATCGAGGGGATGTTCGGCCTGCGCGACATCCATCATGTCCGCTGGATCTCGGACAACGCCTACACCGGGGTGTCGCCGATCTCGTTGCACCGGGATGCGCTGGGCATCGCCATCAGCACCGAGCACCATACCGGGCGGATGTTCGGCAACGGCACCCGCCTGTCGGGGGTGATCACCCGACCGGCCGGGGCACCGGCCATCAAGGACACCGCCGCCATCGACCGCATCACCTCGGAATGGGCGGTCAAGTACGGCGGCAGCGACAACGCCGGCAAGGTGGCGCTGCTGCAGGAGGGCATGGAGTTCAAGCCGCTCTCCATGACCAACGAGGACGCTCAATTGATCGCCGCCCGCCAGTACGGCGTGCGCGACATCGCCCGCATCTTCGGCATCCCCGCCCATATGCTGGGCGACCTCGAGCGCGCCACCCACTCCAACATCGAGCAGCAGTCGCTCGAATTCGTCATCTACACGCTGATGCCGTGGATCAAGCGCCACGAGGAGGCGATGGAGCGCGATTTCCTCAGCGATGAGGAACGGCTGGCGGGCGTCACCATCCAGTTCAACGTCTCCGGCCTGCTGCGCGGCGACATCACCGCCCGCTATGCCGCCTATGCCCAGGCCCGCCAGTGGGGCTGGCTGTCGATCAACGACATTCGCCGGCTGGAGAACATGCCCCCCGTCACCGGCGGCGACGATTACCTCCAGCCCCTCAACATGACCAGCGCCGGTGCGCCGCCGCCCAACGGCGGCAAGGTCGCCGACCCGGCCAAGGTGCCGACGCGGCAGATCGCCGAGATCGAAGGATTGCTGACATGACCATCCATCCGCATCTGCTCGCCCAGATCTTCAACCGGCCGCACATGATGACGCCCGAATTGATGGTGCTGGCGGTCGAGTTCGGCCGCGCCCACCTGCTGGTTGGCGCCGAGCCGGCGGCGCCCGAGATGGCGATTCGGCGCTACGAGCCCGACGACGATGCCGAGGACGGCGACGACGACGGCATGTCCGGCGTCTCGGTGATCCCCATCGCCGGCCCGCTAGTGCCACGCACCGGCAATCTCAAGTTCTGCCAGCAGATGACCTCCTATGAGACGGTGGCCGCCAAGGTCGATGCGGCGCTGGCCGATCCCGACGTGGCCCACCTCGTCTTCGACATCGATAGCCCCGGCGGCGCCTCGACCGG